ATAAACCCATTAATTCTAAAAGAACTGGATTAGGTCCTTTGAAAGGAAGTTGCATAAATTGAGATTGAATATCTCCTCCTGGTACATCTACATCTCTAAATTCTCCTGGTTGTAATGGTTGAGCATCATCTCTCATTCTTACACCACGTGTTTTAAATCCTGCTGGTAAGTTTGCTAATGTTCCTGCATCTAGTAGTTGTCTTAAAGCTGCTGTTGCTGTTCTTGATAATCCACCAATCATGTGAATTAATCCAAAACCATAAAATCCTAAACCTGGTAAAAATTTAAATTGTACAAAGTAATTAATTTTTTGTTTACGTAAATCTTCTTTTAAATAATTTCTTCTAATAGATAAAATTTTAGTATTAGCTTCAGCAATGGTTACTACATAGGGTAATTTAATTCCGGTAGGTTCACCAGTTTCAGGATCAACATCTTCAAATCCAGGTAAATCTAAATTTACATGCATTTCTAAAATAGTATATTGATCTTCTTGATTATTTTTAGTTACTCCTTGAATTTGTCTTTCTTTTTCTTTAATTTCATCAGTTGTAATAGGAGGTTCTCCTAATTCAATATCTTTATAAAATCCCGACACTTGTTGTTTACGTAAATCATTTTCTGAAATACCAATTACATGAACAATTGCTTCTGCATCATCTAGTGAAGTAGCAGAATAAGGAACAATTAAATCATCAGCCGGAATAAATTTTGAAACGGCCCTACCTAATAGATCGTCATAATAAACTTTCTTAAAGGTAGAACCGCTTAGGGGTAAATAAAAAAGCATCTGATCAAATTCTGGTTCATATTCTTTCATCTGATCCATGATTTGATAATTCATAAAATCTTTTACACGATTTGCTTGGTCTTGTTTCTCTGGAGTAATATCTCCTAAAATTTGTGCACGAACAGGTCCGTCGGCTGGTAATAATTCTTTATAAGCTTGTGCTTGAAATTGTGTTACTGCTTCTGCAAGAACAGGATGTGTAACTGCTGCTGCTCCTCTAAAAGGTTCTGTTCTTGGCTCGTATTTAAATCCAAGTAAGTTTAATCCGTTTCGGTAAGTTTCTTCCCAATCTCCTCTTGACTCTTTGTACTCAGTATATTTGTCATACAATTCATTCGCAAGAGAATCTAATTCATTGTCATTAATAATTTCTGCTAAATTGTCAAAATGATTTAAAGATTCTAATCCTTCTTGAGCATTAGGTTCAAAAGAAATTTCTGCTCCACCATCTTCGGTTTCAACTATTTCTACTTCATCTGTAGGTTCAGATTCTATTTCACTATCTGGTTCTTTAGTAAAAACTTCTTGTTCTACAAATTGTGAATCCGATTGTGGATTGTTTGGTAATGCGTCGTCTATATCTGCCATTCTCTTTCCTGTTGATTATATTTCACCTTTATGGCGATACTATATCTAATAATCTGTTATCTGTAAAGGTGTCGGGTTCTTGAATATCACTAGCTAATTGCATGATTCCCTCTGGTCTTTTTTTAGGTGTAAAAGTATCCATTACTCTTTGTCTAAAATCTGTAATACCTTGCTCTATACCTTCTCTTCTTTGTTTTGCCGCATCTAACATTTCTTGTGTATTACCATAGTCAGTCATACTTCTTATGGCTAATGGAACGTTTACAGCTCTTGATACTACAGGGTCTTTTAAAAGATAAGAACCAGCACTTGCTAAAGAATCATAAAGCGGAACTCCGGCTGCATAGTTTAAAAATAAATCTGCTGGAGCTAATGCTAAAGAACTTCCTGGTACATATTTTGCTGCTTGTTGTATCACCGGTTTAGCAGCACTATAGTTTTCAAAAAGCATTTTACCTGTTCCTTGTTTAGGTTTAAAAGTTTCTTTATCAAAATATGATTCTATATTTTTTGTTTTTGGAGAAACATATCCTGAGACAGATAGATTACTTAAATCTAATTTAGATAATGTATTTCTTATATTAGGTAAATCTCCTGTTGTTCTATCAATAGCTGGTAAAACTTTTGAACCAATTCTTTCACCCTCAACTTCTACTCTAATTCCAACATCATTTAAAAAATCAGATATAGCTGCTTTGTTTCTTAAAACATCAGGATCTGTAGAACCTTTTGTTTTTTTAAAGTAAGCATCTACTTGTCTAATAAAACCTTGGTTAAATTTTCCTGGACCAATATTTTTATTTACAGGATATTGAATATTTCTTTTTTCTGATCTTATTGGAGTAATGTCAAATTCATCAAATAACTTTCCAGACCTAGCAAGATTAATATATTGTTTTGGATTTTTATATCTTGGTGTAAAATCTAGTTCTCCATTTTTTAATTTTACATCTATCAATTGTTTTAATTTTATTTTATTTAAAATTTCTTCAGGGTTCTTTTGAAAGAATTTATTGACTATTTTCTTTTGAGCTTGTTGTTGTCTTAATATTGCTTTTTCATCCTCGGAAAGAAATTTTGTACTTTCAGCTTTCCTAGCTTGTCTTCTTTTATAAGACTCAGAAGGATCTACTTCTGGATATGTTAGTTCAGGTAATTCTTGTCTGATTTTAAAGTTAGCTCTTTCTATTCTACCCGTAGCTGCTGCACTAGAAAGATTAGGAAAATATTTTTTTGCCAGTGCTTCATTAGTTAAACTTTTATCTGTTGCGCTTTTAGGTGAAGTTATTTTTTTTTTATAATCTTTTAAATACCCTGATTCTAAAAGTTTCCTATATTCAGCTTCGGCTGTTTTTTCTTTAATTTCATTTAATCTTTTTATATTGATTTTAGATCCTTCTCCAATGTTAAGATTTGGAAATTCTTTTTGTAAAACATTACTAACTGTTTTACGATTAGTTCCTGACAATCTAGAAAGTTCTGATTTAGTTATTTCTTGACCTGGTTCTAAGTTATTTAAAATTTCTTTAAGTTTAGTTACACTAGGTACTTCTTTTCTAAATTTATAACCTACGTTTCCAAACCTTGCCATTTTACTTTTAACTTCTCCCCCGCGCGCGAGGCCACGTTTTACAGCTGGTTTAACTTCACCAGTTTTTCTGTCATATAAAACGTTATTTGTTTTTTCTATAAGCTTGTTTACAATCTCTGCGATTTCATCTGGAGTTAACTTCTTAACCGGTCCGCCGTCCGCGAGCCGTTGTCGTGATTTTAAATTATCTAAGATTGATTCAAATGGACCTGCCATTACTTCATTCTAAATAAAGAATTCAGTCCTCCGCCTGGCTCAAATTCTCTTCTATACTGCAAACCGAGTTGCGGACCGCGGTCTTGATTATAATTTATATTTCCTGAAAATTGATTACCTTGATCCATAGTACCAAATCCTGCACCTATAGTAGGAGGTAATCCTCTTTCTGCATAAACTCCACCTCCACCTTGTCCACCAAACATATCAAAGTTTCTAGTGTAACTAGCAAATGGATTTAAATTTTGTGAGAGACCTATATTTAAATTTTGATCGGGTGTATTAATAATACCTACTTCTACTGGTGGATATCCTGCTGATCCTCCACCTGCTAAACTAACAATACCACCCATTGCTAATTTTGTTGCTTTCTCTTGTAAGAAATTTTCTAACTGTTCCATCTCCATAGGAGTTAATTGAAACAAAGGTTTTCCAAAAAGTTCTATAGCTATGCTATTTTTTTCAGCTCTTGGATTAGGTGCTGATGCCATGATATCTTCTTCTCTTTCTTCTATAATTTTTTCATCTTCAGGAACATAGATAGTTTCTCTATTTCCATAAATATAATCAAAAGGTTTCATATTAATAATATTCCCTGTTCATTGGTGGTAGTTCAAAATTTTTTTCATCTTCCGGATGCGAAATAAAACCACCTTGTCTAAAACGCATAACCGCTTGTGTCATAGAATCCACAAGATCATCGTGTTCCCCGTAAGGAAATGAAGCGCATTCTTCTATAACTTCTTCTGCCCACTTTTCATCTGGCGCCCAAATAATACCACTTTCAAATAGTGGTGATACAGCGTTTACTCTAGCATGTTTATCATTTCCTCTGCTAGGTGTGAAATTTATAACAGGTATCCCCATTTTACGCAACTCATATGTAAGGGGTAATCCAGAAGCTTTAGATTCTATAATAACCGTCTCAGGATTCCAATATTTATATTGTTCCATGGCTTTTTTCTTTAGTTCTGGAAACTCTAATCTTTCCTTAAATGCATCTAAAAGTATTAAATTAGCAGGACTATCTTGGTCTGGATAGAATACACCCCAAGTAGTTATTGCAGAGTAATCCGCACTTTCTTTTTTTAAAAAAGCTGTATCATAACTTTGTATAACATGTTGCAAAGGAGGCATATAAGATTTCTCCCATTTCTTCCACCAATCCCTTTTGATTAATGATCCTTCTTCTGATGTTGGATTTTGCATCCACTGTGCATTCCATTTACCAACCGATAAAGATGCTTTAACACCTTCTAATTCTTCAACCTTCCAATATTCAGGCCAAACTGATTTACCTGAAGGTAAGATTGCCGGAAACTCAATAAGGTCCCATTTATCTGATTTAATTTCTTTTTGTGATTTAATTAACATCCCTGTTAAATCTTTTGTATTCCATCTTGTCATAACAAGAACAATAGCTCCACCTGGCTGTAAACGCTGACGGGGTCCTGATGTATACCATTCATAAGCACGTTCCATAGAATCCATGTTTAACGCATCTTGCTCAGAGTGTGGATCATCGATGATAAGTAAATCTGCACCTCGACCGGTAATTGCAGATCCAACACCGGCTGCATAATATTCTCCACCTTGTTCGGTTTCCCATTTACCAGCGGCTTGAGAATCTTCTTTAAGTCTAGTTTCAAATACTTGTTTGTATTCTATGGAGTCCATTAAGTTTTTAGCTTTACGTCCAAAGCGGATCGCGAGTTCTGTAGTGTGTGTTGATTGTATAATTTTTAAATTAGGTTTTCTTCCTACCATCCATGCAGGAAGTAAGAAAGATGCAAACTCAGACTTAGTGTGTCGAGGTGGCATATTAATAATTAATCTTTTTA